AGGAAAGACAGTAACTGGTGTTTACGATAACGTTACAGGTTTTGATTATAAAGGATTAGGCTCAGATATCTATAATGTAGGTGCTGATGCTGTACAAGGTGCACAAGATTTGTATACAGACTTTAATAAGCCTGGTGTGTCTACACCACCTGTAGATACAAGGCCTGACTATCCTAGTCACTTAACCTCTTATGCAATAGAACAATTAGAAGGTCAACGTAAGAGAAAAGAGTTTATCCAGGGGGTAGGAAATACAGCATCAGACATTACCGAAGATATTGTTGAATCGTTTAATGCCTGGAGAAATAGAATTTTTAATTAATATTAGCTAGAGGAAAAATATTATGCCAGCATGGTTAGCTCCCTTTTTATTTAATGCAGCAGGACAGACAGCACGACAACGTGGTATGCAATCACTAGTTAACTCAGGAAAAGCTGATCTTATAAAAGATCTCGTAGTAGCTCCTGGACTAGCAGGACTTACTTTTAATCGCATTAATGAAAACATGGGAGAGCAGAGAGAAGGAATACAAGCCTTTAGAAGTGGCATAACAATTCCACCAAATGTTCCACTAGATACAAGAGGATTTAATAAGTGGTATGCACAAGATTTTAAGAATCAGAGAGTAACATCATCAGATATAAATTCTCTACTTAGTACTAACTTATTACCTAATCAAGCTCCTCTATCTTTTAACCAGTATTTACAACAGCAACGTGGGCATAAACAATAACTAATGTTTATAGATTATTACACAGAAATTAAGTATTTACATATCATAGCTGTAATTCTATTTGCAGCTAATACGATAATCACTCCCTGGTGGAGATGTAAAGCTATTGATTCAGGTGATATTAACTCTGTAAGATTTATATCAGACTACATGGGTAAGTCAGATACTTTATTCTATAGTATAGCTGGTAGTTTAGTTGCTATTACAGGTATAGTAAACTTACATAGTATTCCTGAGTTATGGGGTGCGTTATGGTTACAATTAGGTATAGCATACTGGGTTATTACCTATATTCTATGGGTTGGTGTACTACGCCCTATTCAGAAAAAACAACGTAAGTTATTAAGAGGTGTTAACTCTATTGACGAAATTCCTGAAGAATACTGGAAACTAAATAAAACATGGAGATGGGCTGGTTGGGCAGGATTTATCGTACCACTGTTAGCTGCTCATGCAATGGTAATGAAGGAAGGGTTTTATGCATTTTAATACAATTACAGATGAAGAATTTATTGAAGTCATTAATAAACTGAGTGAATACGAAAGCAATTCTAATAATTTTGTACCTATTACTTCATTAGATCAAAGTATCTTAGATACTAACCTAGATAGCTTAGGTATTATGATGTTATTCATGTGGTTAGATACAACATTTGGTGTCTCTGAAGAGGATGGTAAAAAGTTCATGGAAGAGCATGAAGTTATAGATGGGCATAGTATTGTTAACTTTATTAAGAAGTACCAAACTCAGTGCTACACTAAAGAAGAATTAGATAATTCGATTAGATCGGTATTAAGGTAATATGTATATTACTCATTTAAATTCTCTGTATTCTGAAGACACTACTCTGATAGATTACATACCTTATCCTCAGAATATCCATCAGGTATCCGATGGGGGTCCCAGAGTATCTTTAGGAGTTAAAGTACTTCCCTCTGAATTCGTTGAGTATTTGCTAAATGGGACTAATAATGCTACTCAAGCATCTAAAGAATACTTATGTAAACTAACTTCCTATACAGGGAAGACAGGATTAATACTATCAACTGGAGGCTCTGTATGGACAGGATATGGAACTACTATACCTTTAACTGATAAGTACCCTAAACATAGGATGCTTCCCTTAGGGATGACTCAGATATATGCAGGACAACTAGCTAATAAGTTAGGAGGTACTGACTTTGTATCTACAGACTCTACATCTTGTATATCTGCGCATGCAGCACTATTCCAAGCTAATAATCTAATTAAGGCAGGTATTCTAGATAGAGTTATTATTGTAGCTAGTGATAATGGAGCTAGTGAAGAATACATGCATTTCTTTGGCGAAAATCAACTATGCTTATTAGATAAAGAAGAGGAACAAGGTATTCTTAAATTTAGATTAGGTCAAGGAGCTAATATTACTGTATTAGAATCTGAAGAATCATTAGGAGTAACAGGCAATAGTCCTATAGCTAAACTGCATGATATCTCAATTGTAGCCGAACACTATAATAACCCGTTGGGTATAGCTAGTACAGGTGAAGGGTATAAAAAAGTTATTAATAGTATAATACGTTCAAAAGAACTACCAACAATAGAGTATGTAAAGTCACACTCTACTTACTCTAACGATAACAAAATAGAGGAACAAAGCATTAATGAATTACTGGGAAATATTAAAACAATTAACTATAAAAGCAGAATAGGCCATATAATGGGACCTAGCACGGCTGTAGAAATGCACTTAGCTATAAAGGAAGTAGGTGGTACATTCCTTAGTTTAGGTGCAGGTATGGGCAATGTATTCTCAGCTGCTCTAGTGGAGACTATAAATGCCGGTAACTGATGATGGAATACTATTTACTTCAGCCACTTTATTACAGAAAGGAGAAGCTATTTTAGTATATCAGTATAGAAAAGACATAAGTGCATATTTAATTGCATCAATATTATGCGCTCCTAATACTTCTGCTAGAATTGATCTGACTAAAGCCCTAATGTATTTTTTTAGGAATATTGTAAAAAATAAGGATGCATATTGCTCATTATTTTTAGATGGGATTACAGATATATTTCCAGGGCAGCTAAAGTATTCCCAAGAGTTAAATGGTCTATCTATTTTTAAAATAGATAGTAGTAAATTTACAAATCCTATGGATGAATAAAAATGGGCACACAAGATAACAAACTAAAAACAAACATAGAGTCTCCTGATGAGAAGGACTTAACTGATTGGGAAAATCCCCCTAAGTTAGAAGAACTCAAACAAGATTATACTGAAGCACAATCTTCGCACACATCACATGTTGTAGATGTAGACAAATGGTTAAGTAGCTTACGTGGTGATCAGACTATTAAAGCTAAAAATGGTAGATCTAAAATTGTACCTAAGCTTATTCGTAAACAAGCAGAATGGAGGTACTCCTCTTTAAGTGAACCTTTCCTTTCTACAGATGATCTATTTAATACCGCTCCTGTTACATTTGAAGATAAGGCAGCTGCATATCAGAGTGGATTAGTACTTAACCACCAGATAAATACTAAAATAGATAAAGTAAAGTTTATAGATGAATTTATTCGTACTGCTGTAGATGAGGGTACAGCTGTTGTAAGAATCGGATGGGAATATAAAGATGAAGAAGTAGATGTAGAAGTTCCTGATTTTGAATTTAAAGCTGCGCCTGAATCAGGAGAAATTCACCAACAATTACATACTATGATGCAGGAGAATCCTGAGAAATTCCAACAGGAAGTACCACCAGAGGTACAACAAGCGCATTTATTAACAATGCAACAAGGTGCACCTGTAATGCCTGTACAAGTTGGAACACATACAGAAGTTGAAACTAAGATCATTAACAATAAACCTACTTTAGAAATTTGTGATTACAACAATGTAATTATTGATCCTACATGTAATGGTAATTTAGATAAAGCTGAATTTATTATCTATAGTTTCGAGACTAGTAAATCTCAACTACAGAAAGACGGTAGATATTCTAATTTAGATTACTTAAACTACGATAGCGCTGGTGCCTTATCTCAACCTGACCATACAGTTAGTGATGATTCTAATTTCACTTTTAAGGATGAACCTCGTAAGAAAGTGGTAGCGCATGAATACTGGGGATACTGGGATATTAACGGTACAGGTGAGGTAGAACCTTTTGTAGCTACTTGGGTAGGAGATACTCTTATTAGAATGGAGGAGAATCCTTTCCCAGATAGGAAATTACCTTTTGTATTAGTTCAATACTTACCTAAGCGTAAAGCTGTATATGGTGAACCTGATGGAGCTCTATTAGAAGATAACCAGAAGATTATCGGAGCTGTAACTCGTGGTATGATCGATATTATCGGTAGAAGTGCTAATGGACAACAAGGTACTCGTAAGGATGCTTTAGATGTAACTAATGCACGTAAGTTTGAAAGAGGGGAAGATTACAAATTCAACTCTAATGTAGATCCCAGACAAGCTTTCCATATGGAAGTTTATCCAGAGATTCCTGGTAGTGCACTTAACATGTTAACTCTTCAGAATAATGAAGCTGAGTCTCTTACAGGTATTAAAGCATTTACAAGTGGTATTAGTGGGCAAGCACTAGGTGCAACAGCTACTGGTATTAGATCAGCATTAGATGCTACATCTAAACGTGAATTAGGTATTTTGCGTAGATTAGCTGATGGTATGAAAGAAGTAGGTCGTAAGATAATGGCTATGAATGCTGAGTTCTTAAATGACCAAGAAGTGATTCGTATTACTAATGAAGAGTTTATCGATATTTCTAGAGATGATTTAAATGGGAGATATGATATTAAGATAAATATCTCTACTGCAGAAGCAGATGATCAAAAAGCTCAGGAACTTAGTTTTATGTTACAGA